CGGCGGATAATCCTTCGACCGTCGTTACGTCAATCTCGCCAAAGAACTTGGTGAACAGGGTATCGAGTTCACCAAATAGCCCATCAAAGGACCGAATCAAGCCGCTAAAATCGACGTTCTGAAGCGCGGCTGGGAGATTCTTCGTGACTGCATCAATGACCTTGGAAAACTCACCCAGTGCGCCGCTTAGGCTGTCGGAGAGCGGCTTAAAGGGACTGTCTTTTCCTTCCGCTACTTTCTTGAGCGCAACATCAAACTCCGTTAGCGACTTAACGACTTCGACGATTCCGGGCGATATTTGCGTGCCGAGCGTGATAAAGAGTAAATCAAGAGATTTCTCGAAAGATTTGAATGCAGCACTGGAAGTATTGAGCGCCCGCTCAACTTCCTTTGACATACTTAGCGTTGCATCGCTAACCGCCTTAGTGGCACGTACTCCAACGGTGCCCCAGTTATCCATGATAATCTGGAACTTGTTGACCTGTTCAGCAGAAACAAGGCGCTGTGCATAATTCGCTTTTTCGGCGTCTGTCAGCGTCGGCCACTTTTCCCCGATCTTTGAAAGAATCTGATAGAACGATTGCTGTGTGATGTTGTTCTTATCGACCTCAAGGCCGAATTCTTTAAGTGCATCCGCCGCCGCTTTCGATGGGCTTTTAAGTTGCCCAGTGATAACAGCTAATGCTGTTCCAGCCTGTGACCCGCTTTGCAACGCTTCAGTCAATACGCTAACGATAGCGGTCATTTGCTCAAATGATGCGCCGCTAGTATTGATGCTTGGCGCAATAAGAGAGACGCCCTCCGCGATTTCCTTGAAGTTAGTTTTAGAGCTATCTGCAACAAAGTTAAGAACATCGCCCATCCGCTTCGATGACTCGACGACTTTATCATTTTCAATCGCCATTCCAGAGACTATTTTCTTTAAAGTCTCAGTCGATTCACCTGCTGTAATCTGTCCAGCGATTGAATAATCAAGCGCAATTTTTGTGAGTTCTAGCGAGGTCTTGACATCGAAATTAGCGGCCCGCCAGTCCGCCGTGGATTGAACGATCTCGTTGACGTTCGTGCCGTACTTAACCGATAGATCGTCAAATTGCTGCTTGTATTGTTGTGCGTCGCCTTCTCCTTCACTGAGAAAGCGGTTAAGGTCAGCAAGGCCAGCACTGAACTCATTGGATGCCTGTACCGCTTTAACGCCAATGACGAGCGCAACAGCGGATACCGCCGCATCAAGAATCAGGATTTTATTAGCGAGGTCCGCAAAAGGCGTGGCAATGCCGGTAGCAATATCCCCAATACCAGATAACTGCTTAGAGATATTGCCAGCGGTTTGCGAGACTTGATCGTCGCCGCTGAAGATAATCTTGATGATGCTTTGTAGATCAGCCACTTATTTCTGCCTTGATTCATTTAAATCAGCAATGAACATATCCCACAACTTCAGCTCTACAGCACACAATCGACCGCCTGGAAATATATCTGGACGAACTTCAAACAAGAATCGGTTTTTCCGTTCGCATAGATGCAAGGCATAGATTATGTCGGGGTCACTGTAGAGTCTTGCAGCTTTCCCAAGTCAGGTCCGTTATTCGTGAGAAACATGATTTCCATAATGAGTGACTTGGCTTGCACTGGATATAGCTTGAATATCCAGACTGCCGCCTCGCGCGAGATTTGCGGATTAACGCTACCGTACATCAAATGATCGAAATGCCTTGCAAGATCGTTCGGTACATCACTAAGGCCCATGATTTCCTTCAGGGCTTCGCCGCGATTGCTTCTAACAGCAGACGCGATTACTTCCATGGCATCCCGTAGGACTTCAATACGGCTATTGACATCATTGGCCCGCGCTATTTCATCGCCGGTGAGTCCACGCACTTCCCAATCCGGTTCCTCACCTTCTGGGAACCAATGCTTGAGTTCTGGCACTCGAACCTTTTTGGTCGGCGCTGTCAGTAGCGGCGCATCGCGCAAAAATCTGTCAATATCAAAAGCCATGAGGTTTCCTTATTCGATAAAAAAGGGACACAAAGCGCGGGACTCCCTGCCTTGTGCCCCGTGGACACTCTGAAAAAAAGATCAGGACGTGAAATCGACGCTCGCCTGTTCCGCCGCAACGGTAAAGCTGGCGGTCGGATTGCCCTTGACGGGAAATGCGCGAGTCTTGCTCAAATACCCTTGAGTCAACTGGTACGCGGTCCCGTTGATGTTCGGGTAGAACTTCAGGATGACCTTTTTTCCAATAAGACTCAGGATGAAATCAGTCACACCGTCTTTCATGGCCATCGTAAACGTCGCCGCATTCAGCGTGGACGAAATGGACGCGGCAATCGTGCGATCATAGTTCGTGTCGGACGTAACCGAGTCATTGGATTCAGACGGAACCCAATCCTTGACATCATTCAGGTCACTAAAGATCGGCGTCGCCCCGCGCACATAGACCTTTTTCGCCACTGAGCCGGTATGAATCAGCGGTAGCGCGGAGGTAAAGGTCAGCGTGCCGCGCAGATAATCCGGCGTGAAATCGGGGTTGTCGTACCGCTCTTGATGAACGCCTGGAGCCGCAAAGATTTCATCAGCGGTAATCGGCGCGGACGTCACAGAGGTCAAGCGGACCTGAGCCACCTCGACCGATCCGACTGGAATAAACGGCGGGCCACCAGAAGCGCCTCGCGTCTCGCTGAAAGCAGTCGTTGCAGTGCCAGCCACTACGGCATAAGCGCCCGAAGAATCCACGGTAATCGAGTTGATAATGTGGGTGTTGGTGGTCGCGCCACGGGTACACGTCAAGTCAGTGTCAGCCGCGACCGTGATTTTGCCAGTGGTCGTATTAGCGCCCGTCATCGCTGGTGCGAACACTTCCACCGCAGCCGCGTCCACTAGATTATTAGTGCCGCTGATCGCCGGCGTGACCGCGCCGCCCGTCACCACGCCATAGCCGCCAAATACTGGCTCAGAGTCGGCACGGCTCCACGGCTTGTTCGTGGTCGAGAACACTAGATGATCGCCGGAATCGGTCATCGCGGCGAAAGCAAAAGGAGTTGCCGCCGCTTCGATTTTCAGCTTTTGATTCGTGAGCAAAGACATTATGACACCTCATACAAGGAATAGACTTGGAGCGGATAATACCCAAAGCCCAGAATATATTGCTGTTCGACCGGCGTTTCAAAACGCAACGGCGTATAATCGCTAGCCGGTTGCCATCCAGCCAGTAAGCCAATCACGCTACTCATGAGCGGTGCCGCAAATTGGCGTGCGCCTTCTCCGCCGACCTGATTGACATAGCGAGTCGCTATTGCAACCATCGCCGATTCTCTGAAGATCGGCGAAGTGACTACCTCTTCATCGGCGATTGATATTCGCACCGGCAACACGTAAATAGCCGGCGCGGGTTGCGCTTGATCCGCCATGGCCGGGAGACTTGCAATATGCCGAATGCGCGCATCCAGTCCAGCCGCATCAAGCCGGTCAAAAATGTAATCAGGCAACAAGTACGGCTGAGCCATCAGAGATAACTCGTAATGCCCGGCGCGGCGGTAAAACCATCGCTTGGCGTCGAATACGCCATGCCGCCCGATGACCCGGTTGTGCCGTCACTACTCGACGTGGAAATCTTCTCGGCTGAAAGCAATAGCCGCTTTGATGCAATATCCGCTAGCCGCTTATTGGCTTCTTTATACCCTTCCGTGGTTCTCTCTGAAGCCGCATTACCCGATAAATCCCACCGTGCCAAGGCCAGTGTGATGCTTTTAACCACTGCATCCACGGGACTCAACGGAACCGCGTAGATCGCACTCGCGTATCTATCCACGGTATCGCTAGCGGCAATCAGCGCGGCATCGCCAACGCCAGTATCGCTTACATCATCCAGGTCACGGTCGGTCAACTGCAACCATTCCGCCTCACCGAAGGCGGCAATGAAATCGGCGGAACTGGCGTAGGCCATGGCTTAGGTCTCAGTCAGCTTGATGACCGCGCGCGGGATCGTGCAGATATTGAGCGGGTTGGATTGCATTTCGATTTCCGCGCCCTTCTCAAAACCCATCATCTTCGACTTCGCGTAGTACGGGAGGCCATTGGTGTTGACGGTTTCCGCATAAGGCGCCGGTGCGTATCGAGTCAAAAACATGCCGGGCACACCTTCAGGCACCGCATAGGCTTCGGTTAGCGGAATCAGGCAATCGGACGTACCGGAATACCACTCCCAGGTAATCCCGCCCCACATAAAACTGGTCTTGGGATCGCCGCGCACCACGGCGTTATCTTGCGAATTGAGGTAGCTCGCGTTGATCACCTCATGGCCAATCAGCGAAGACCAAAAGGTATCGCCGCAGAACACCCGAACGCCACGATAGGGGATTCCGCCCAGGCCGGCCTTGATTGCCTTGAAGATGTCGAAACACTTCTGGCGGACTTTGGTTGTACTAGTCAGCAATACCATTCCGACCGACTGCTGAGTCACGCCGAATTCGGTAAACAGGCTGGTCGTACTGCCGTTGGCGTTGTAATAGCTGCCCATGATCGCCGCGACGCGGTGCGTTTCCATCGTGTAGTCAATCGAGCGCCGACCCTTGGCCAACTTTTCGTTGATGCGATTCTGGACGGTATCTGCCATCGTCTCGGACCCAAAGGCACGCACGCCTTGGACCTCATCGGCCATGATCGTGGCGCGGGCCGGGATATGCGGGCACCGGATCGGGCGAGCGTTCGGCAGGTCGCGAGTGATAACGGTCCCATCCGACGCGCGCGGCAAGGCCGGCAACAGTTGGATGGTGCCGTTGATTTCCTCAACCGCGACATCCACGGTATTGACGCCGGCCTCTTCGAACAGCCCCAACTCGGCAATGCGAGTGGGAGTGAACGGGAGGTGGTTGATGCTGGCCGTCAGCGAAGTCAGGCCGAAAGCGTTACTGTTAAATGCGTCCCAAGCCATGATGGTCTCCTTAACGCGCCAAGATGTTCAGTTTCGGAAGCAGGCGCGTCTTGCAGACGGCTTGCGCTGCGGCGGATACGCCGGATTTCCAGGACAGCAGCGCTGCCTCGACTTCCGCCATGCGCGCGACAATCGTGCAGGGCGTCGCTGCCGAGGTGGCATCGGTCGCGGCATACAGGATGCCCGCCGGCTCTTGCGAACCGTCCGTCGCGGTCGGGTCCCAGGCCACGACTTGCCCGGTATGGGTCGCCACGATGATGTTGAAGTAGTCACCGCTCGTCATCGTGCCGCCGTTGGCCAGGGTGAAATTCACATGGCTGGACGTGTAAGCAGTGGCGACTTGACCGCGCTTGAGCTTGCTCCCATCGGGCGCGATGACCTCAAATTCAGCCGTCGCGCTGGTGGCCAGCAGTTGCACTCGGTACGTGCCATTCTGCGCATCCTTGCCCAGCGATACGCCGGATACCGCGCCTGTGCCGGTGCCAACCAGGACCGGCGTACCGGCTGCCGTGACCACCACGGTATAAGCATCGCCGGTGGTCATGGTGCCGCCGTTCGAGATCAGGAACGATAGATGCGAACTGGAATAAGCGGTGCCGACCGCGCCGTTGGCCAGCGATACGCCGTCCGGGTCAACAACCGTAAAAGCAGCGGTGGAGCTGGTGGCGGTCAAAGTGATGACGTAGCTACCGACCTTGACATCTGGCCCGAACGACAACGCGGACATAAGGCCGCTGCCGGTGCCCACGATGGTCGGGATAGGCGCGGCGGCTTGGCGCTTGGTCTTCGCGCCCAGCACCGCGCCGGCGACAAGATTATTACCACTGGCCAGGGTTACGGCGTCTAGGCTTAGAGTGCCGAGACTGGAAAGCAGGAACTCAGCAGTTCCGCGAGCTTGCGTTTGTGCGGTCATGGGGATTCCTTAGCGCTGGCCCATCGCCTTGCGACGATTGGCATAAATATCAACGGACGAAAGCTGCACGACCGCTTCGCCGGCTGGCGGCTGGCCGTTCGGGACCGTAGGCTTAAACAGCGACGGGTCGGCACCGCGCGCGGGAGCCTTGGCTTTCAGCGCTTCGGAGACGGCGGAAAACGACAGGTCCGACATGTCAAGGTACGGCTTGGCCTTGTCATCGCTGAATTCAAGGCCGCAGTCGCTGAACAGCACTTTTACGGCAGCCATGCGGGCATCGGTGCGGTACGTCGAAAGCGCGGTTTCAGCGGTATCGGCGCGGGTCTTTTCGGCGGAAAGCTGGACGGTCAAGTCAGCGACTTGGCGCTCCAGATCGGCGAGGCGAGTATCATCAGCCATGGATAGGGGTTCCTGTGGCGGGGTTGGCGATGGGGTGTCGGGAGCCGCAAAAGCAGCCACCATGGTATTGGGATCGGCGTCGGCGGGGACGAACGAGACTTCGAGAATGCGGGCGTTGCGGAATATCGTGGATAGGGTGAGAGACTGGCCGTTGATATTGACCGTTTGCGGTGGACTCATTTCTTCCGAATTCGCGTTGAATCCCACCGACAGTTTCCAGGGCGCTTTCTCCATGAATTCGCCTGCCACGGATTTCCCGGCGGCAGTCATTCGAGAGAACTGTCCAGCTACATGAATAGCGCTGCCATCGATCCAAACTCGGCAATGCCCGGCGCGCTGATCAGGGTCATGATTGACCAGGGCAAACATTTGGTCGGGGATAGACAGCGAGCCAATGTCAATCGCTGAATCGCCATACCAGCCGTAGTTCGGGACTACGCCGCCAGAATAGGCGATACCGCTGAAACCAGTAGGCAAGCCGCTGGTTTCGTCAACTGTGATGTCGGGGGAAAACGTAAGATGACGCGGCATGTTGTTCATGCCGGATATGGTAGGGAAGCGGTTGGAAACTATTAAAAAAAAACTTTCCTAAGGCGTGATGCGTCCTTGTCTATATTGCGCGCGGATCATGCGAATCAAGCGCGTCGTGACTCCAAATCGAGACGCCAGCCGGTCTATGCTGGCGTTGTCCGCAATCGCGCGGGCGATGATACGATTCCGCTCAGCCACTCTCGCGCTACACTGCCTGTCAATGTAGATCATCTCGCTCTCGAACTCGGCGCGGATCGCCCGCATGATCGACGCGGCGACGTGTTCGGCCTGAGCAATCCCGGCCCCGTCCAGTGCGGCGCGGATCGTGCGTTCGAGGTCTTCGGAGATCATGCGGCATTATCGCACAAGACGCAAAAAACCCGCCATGGGGCGGGTCTGTTCGATTGCGGGAGTTAGCCCTGCTTCGCCTTGATTGCCTGCCTGACTTTTGCCGGCGGATGCCCGATATGGAACCCGCCACAGAACTTGCAGCCGTAGCCGATGATCCATTCAGCGGTTTTTCTTCTACCGGATGCGGCGGCGAACTCCGCCGCAGCTATCGATTCATAGCGAACTTTCCCGGCACAAGCCTTCCGCCTTACGTTTCGCTTGCTTGCCACATCAAAACCCCGGATCGTCCGGCGAACTCGGCGCGGTCGGCTTGTCGATCAGAAAATCGTCCAGGCTGGCACCGGCTTCCAGCTTTTCCTTCAACCACCCCGGTTGCTTGCCTTTCCCTGCCCAGGTGCATTCGGGCTTCGCTGGGTCTTGATACTTCGGCTTTGACGGGTTGGCCATCTTCACCGGTGCCGGACACAGCGCGGCGAGTTCGGCTTCAGT